AAAGCTAAGAAAGGGGCATATTACGTGATTTGCATAGCAGTAGTGGATGATGAAAGAGCAGTATGTGATGAACTACTATTTTTTCTGAAAGAATACGAAATGAAATTCAAAATGATTTTTGATATTTCAATCTATTACAATGGAGAAAATCTTTTGGCTGATCTGGAAGATGATATACATTTTGATTTAATTCTATTGGATATTGAGTTAGCTAAGATTAATGGTGTAGAGGTCGGTAGACATATACGTGAGATAAACCAAGATTACTTGTGTCAAATTATTTATATCTCTTCTAAAATGGGATATGCCATGGAATTATTTCAGGTGCATCCATTTCACTTTTTGATGAAACCCATACAAAGAGAAACATTATTTTCTTGCCTGGGTGAATATCTTCGATTATATTCCAAGAAAGATTTTTTTGAACTAACAAACAAAAATGTAAAAAAGCGAATACCAATAGAGCAGATACAATATTTTGAAAGCAATGGAAGAAAGATTACTGTCTATTGTTCAAATGAATCACATGAATTTTATGGAAAATTGAGTGATTTGTCAGAAATGAAAATTCTAAAAAATTTCCTTATGATCCATAAATCTTTCTATATTAACATTGCTCATATTTCATCATATAGTTATGATTCACTGACAATTGATGATTGTAGAGAGTTGCCTATTAGCAAACCAAATAGAAAAGAAGTTCGCAGAGCAATTTTGAAGTATAGTGCAGATCGATTTAGAGAGGAGTGATAATATGCAGGAACAGCTCGTATATTTAATAGGAAATGCTTTTCGTATCTATATTTATTTTAAGCTTTTAAATACTATGTTTGGTACTGCAAAAGTGAAACAAATCTGGATTATAATAGGATTTACATTCTATTTTTTAATCAATAGTTTTGGTGCTATCTTATTTGGAAATTTCACTTTAAATATCTTAACAAATATAATTCCATTGATTGCTCTCTCATTTTTGTATGAATCGAAAGTAACAAGTAAATTATTTGTAGCATTAGCATTTTATGTAGTTAATATGCTTGCAGACGGTATTGTATATACCATTATTCTCATAACTAAAGTGAATTCCATTATAATGAGTAGTGGAATTGCCACAGTACTGATTACCTTTTTAATAGAATTGATTTTTGAATATATTTGGAAAAAACGGGCTTATCATGAAATTGATAAACTGTATTTAGCAACAATTTTGACTGTGCCAATTGGGAGCATTTTGGTTGGTATTTTAACTATGTATCAGTACAGCATAAAAACAATCACTGTAGCTTTTATTTTAATCAGTTTTAATTTACTCATTTTTTATATGTATGATAGCCTCCAGAAGAATTATGAAGTCATCTATGAGAAAAAGCTTTTGGAGCAAGCGGTGAAAGCACAACATAGTGAATTAGAATTATTACAAGAATCCCAGAATAGAATTCGATACTTACAACACGATTTCAAGAATCATTTAATCTCTATTGTAAATTATGCAAAAAAAGCGGATAATCAAGGACTGATTCATTATATTGAAGAGGGTTTGGGTTTTCTCTCGCTTCATCAGCAATTTGTTGACACCGGAAATTCCGAGATTGATAGCATTCTTAATTACAAGTTGCAGGAGATGAAAAACAAAAACGTCCATTTAAAGTATTCTATAACGATACCAAAGGACTTGAAAATTAATGTGTTTGACCTCAACATCATACTTGGAAATTTATTAAACAATGCAATAGAAGCTATCGAAAAAGCGGAAAGGAAATACTTCTTTATCAATATTTATTTTGAGAAAAACATTCTTTTTATCCATATAGAAAATACCTATGATGGAAATATCATAAAAGAGAAAGAAACATTGATGACAACAAAGGAGGAAAAGCAATTACATGGATTAGGACTGAAAAGCGTTTCCAGCATATTGGAAAAATATGATGGAGACATTATATACGATTATAATGATATATATTTTATTACAGATGTCATGCTCTGCAATACGAGTTTTCATCATGAAACAGAGTGAGAAAATAGTCAAATTTTGACATTAACATAGGTCGTTTTTTACAAGAGTCGCTTTTGCGGCTCTTTTTTTGTTATAATTTGTTTTGCAGGCAAAATAAAAAGATTGGAGTGATAAATATGAAAAAGATTATTTTGAAATATGGCGGTATGCTTGCTGCTTTAGCAATGGTTTTTACAACACTGACAGTAAATTCAACCTGTACTTGGATGACTTATCAGGAAGAATTGCCTGATACAGCTAAAAAACTTCGCAAGTTCTGATGTTTGTTAAATTATCTTGTAAGATTGCAGATAGGCTAGAACACTGTGGCATTATCTCAAAATCCAATAGAACATTGTATGAATATGGCCTGCGTCAGATGTTTGCAACAATTCTGAACATTCTAACAATGCTCCTGATTGGATTTATAATGGGACTTGCTGTGCCGGCGATGGTTTACACAATCGCATATATCCCATTAAGAGTATATGCCGGAGGCTATCATGCTTCTACACCGCAGCGATGCTGGGCATTTTCTGCGATAATGTTATGGATTGCACTGTGTATCGTAAAATACACGCCCCAAATGTATTTTTGGGTGATTACAACATTGTCGTTGATAGCCTGCATCGTTGTTTTTTTGCTGTCGCCGGTAGAAGATCGAAATAAGAGATTGGATGAAAAAGAACATCATGTTTATCATATTCGAGCAATTGTTGTGATGACAATAGAAATGATTGTGGCGATGCTGTTGTTTGCTTTACATTTCACACAATTTGTTTTGGTATTGGAGATCGCATGGTGCTCTCTTGCAGTTATGTTGCTGCTTGGAAAAGGAAAGAATGTTTTTGAAAATAAAAAAGGAGGAAGTGCATGAATAAAAAACTGACAAGAACACTTGCCGGAGTCATGTCCCTGATGTTCATGGGACAGATCATGATTTTTGGCGACGGCAGTGCCCAAGGTCTTTTACATGCTGATACAATTGCATCTGCTGCAGAAGCGATTGAGGGAGCAAAGAACAAAGACCAGCTTGCCAAGGAATTTGAAGAAGCAACAAAAGATCTGGGAAAAGTAGATTTTTTTGATGTTACTGAAGACAAAAAAGAAACTGCTAATAATGAGGAGATTGCAGAAGATGATATTTCTGTTCAATCCGAATCAGACGAAGCAGTGCAGGACCATACTGCAGTTATTGCGACTGCTTCGGATGGCGATGCTCCAGCAGGTGAATTAACAGTAACTGGTATTGTTAAACAAGGCGATGTCAATGGAATTAAAGACAAAACGCCGATTTATGTACGTATTTTTGATGAGAACTGGAATGAAATTGAATACCAGGAACTCCGAAGTGGTGACAGTTATTCTGTAACAGCAAGCAGCGGTAGTGGCATCTATCATGTCAAATATGAAAGTGATGGTTATTTGCCGTTTTACTTGAAGGATTTTGGTACTGGTACTTATACTGTTGGATCCGGTGCTTCTCGCAACACAGTAACATTAGTTCCAGGTGATACCACTTGGAATGAAGAACACGACAACGAGTGGAGCGACGATGTTATCAATGGAAAAGACTTGGCATATGTACAGAGTTGTTTAGGGGCATATCGTGGTGATGATGCATTCAATTTTTCTATGGATCTTGATGATGATGGCAAAATTGATCAGGCTGAATTACTGGATGCTCAGAATGCAATCAATTCTGCGAGTGAATCGCAACAGGATGCAAATGCTGCATATATTTATGACCTGAATGGAGATGCCTGCATCAATCATCTGGATATGTATATTATGGCAAGTTTTGTTGGCTACGATTCTTCTGAAATTTCCGACCTTGATTTCAATGGAAATGGTATAATTGATGAGGAAGATCTAAATTCATATATTTCAATTATATATCAATCCATGGATGTTTACTGGTATAATCTTGATTTAAACCATAATGGTGTAATTGATGAGAATGATGCGGAATTTTTGGAAGCGGCTGCAAAATTAAGAGGTCCATCTGATAATTACTACGCATACATGGACAAAGACGACAGCGGCACAATTGATAATGCAGATGTTGCATGGTTTTCTGCCGCATACAAGGCTTCTGGCGATTTGGATTGGGATCATGCCTTTAAAAGAACACTGATCATGCAGGAAAGCGGTGCTTTTCAGGGCAGCTTAAATTTGCATGATACGGATTTGAACCTGAATGGCTGTTCTCTGTATGTAGGCGACTGTATGTCCTTTACAACTGATATTCCGAAATTTTGGTCTGGCAATCAAGGAGCAACACTGAATATTAGCAATGGTTATTTGGAAGTTTCCAATAACTTAGTATTTCGTACCGCTTCTCCAGATGGTTGGGGTGGAAATGCCGGACAAAATATGCGTCTGAATGGCGGTACAGTAGTTATTGGCGGCGATTTTAATTTCGGTCAGGCAAATTGTTATGATACCATCTGGATGACAAACAGTGCAGATTGGCTCGAAGTATATGGTAACTGGAACTACATCACGTTAACTGATATGGAAGGAAAATGGACAGCAGGTAATATCTGTTTCTATGGTCCGACTTGGGAAGTGAATGAAGCTTCTGGCCCGAAATCGATCTACTCTTCCGGTTCACAAGTCATTCATTTTGGTTATGAAGGCGGTAAGCAAACAGTCCTTTGGGATAACTGCGAAACATATATCAATAATGAAGATGGCTCTCTGAACACAGAAAGAACTTTTAACTTCGATGGCGGTATTGATTTTATATATGATTTTACTGCAGAAAATTACTGGTTCCGCCCGTGGTGGAGACCTTATGATGAACCGGACTATACCCTTTACCGTAAAGGTTGGGAAATGGGTGATGGTGTGCATATCGCAACTGGTAACTATACCAAATCCTTTACGGATTTGAGTATCGAATCTCCAGGAGTGCAGTCTGATTTTATTCGTACCTACAATTCTACCAGCAATGAGGAAGGCTCTTTCGGAATTGGTTGGGATTTTAATATTGATGTCAGCAAGATTGTAAAGCCGGCTGCTGGGTATTATCAGGTTGTTTTGCCCGATGGCTCGAACACTACATTTAAGGATAATAGAAACGGCGGATTTGAGTGCCTGAATGCACACAGCACCATGACAAAGTCCGGCAATGAATACACCATCACAAATGCCGCTCAGTCTCAGTATCACTTCAATGCA